CCGGCCTCAAAGGCCGCCCCAGGGGAGATTGACACATAGTCATCCTCATAAACCACGAGGCGGTCTCCGAGCACCGGCCTATGCCTAGAAAATATACCGTCCGGAACGTAGACGAGGATACAAGTACCATCTTCCTGTTCGACCGTAACATTGCCGAGCGCGTAGTCAATGGCGTGGATCTCGCCAGCCTTAACCACTTTGTGGGACTTGTAGCTGGCGAGGTTTGCCAACTTGATAACCAGTAGGTCACTCATTTTCCACTTACCTTCACTGCTCCCTCGGTAGCTGGCTGAGGCGTCGACGCGGGCGCTTCCAGCATCGCCATTGGGTCCGGGGCGGTGGCTCCCTTGGCGTAGTTGCCCATGCCGCGGGCGATTGGATCGCCTGGCGTCACTGTCGACTGGGCAAAGCGTGAAGGCAGATGCTCACCCTTCGCGCCCTTACCGACGTTCGTAACCTTCGTAGCCTTAGCCATCACATTCCCACCCAGTCATCCGCCAGAAGATCAGTCTGTGATGCCAGCCATGGCACCAGATCGCCCTGCGCGGTACGCATGAAGATGTATGGCAAAGTCATCATACTGTGCGTATCTGGGCGTTGCAGCGCGAGCCACATCCCCTTGCCGTTCCAGCCTTCGCGGGTGACGCGCCGTTCGAACTTGAGCAGCAGCAATGCAGATGAAAAATCCATGGATCAGCCTCCTGCGCGGACTGCGGTGGGGGGAGTAGCCTGCACGGTGTTAGTAGCCGGAGGCCCAGAAGGGTGCATCGCGGGCGCCTGGCCGCCTTGTGCCTGAGCAGCGGCCTGTGCCACCGGAGGCTGACCTGGCGGGGGCGCCTGGGCGACGCGTGCCTTGATCTCGTCGTCGCTCGGCACGATGGACTCTCCATTCAGGCCGAGCGTATTGGCCACCGCGCGCAGGATCGCCGCGCGCCCCTCGATGCCGACGATCTGAGCATCGAGCGGATTGGCCGTCGCAGTGAGGAACTCCAGCTGCCGCTGCCGTTCGGTTTCCCGCTGCACCGCTACCGAGACGCCCTGCACGTCAACGCTCTCGTCGCCCCGCAGCAGCCCCGACTGATCAGTCAGCATGACCATGTCGTAGAGCCCCTGCAGCGCCGGGTTGAGCACGTCGATGTCGATGTTGGAGGCCACCGTCTGCAGGATTTTCGAGGCGTTGCCCATCAGCATGGCCAGGCCGGATGCCGTGCGCCCAGCGCCGCCCATGCGATCCGAACCGGTGATGTAGCGCGGGATGGCGGACAGTTCGTCGGCGATCTGACTGATCTTCTCGTAGATGCCGAGCAACGCATCCGCATTCATCTGCGGCTGGAACCACGTCACCGGCGGCGCCGTCGACCCCATCGGATCGGACGTCATCAGCCAGCGTTTCCACGGGTACAAATCCTCGGCGTTTCCAGTTGAGTCCAGACGATCGACATTGACCACGACTTGCGGCCCGGAGGCGATGGAGACGTTGTTGACCAGGGCGCGCAGCACGGCGTTGCAGACATCCTGCAAATCGCTCAGGACGTCCGGCAGCGCGTTGCCGACGACGGTACCGGGCACCTTCTCGAACGACGTGATGAAGTAGGGGTGGCGCTTGCGCGGCGACGGCGCGAACTGCACTTTGATGACGTAGCGGCCGATCAGCCACGCCTGCACGAAATAGTCGCGGTCAGAGTCGGGCACCTGGGTGGCACCGAACCCGAAATCGAGCAGCATCGACCCCTGCACCGCGCCGTGGAACTCCAGGCAGTCGATCAGCCCGGACTGGTTGAACAGCGGGTTCTCACGGTTCTCCAGTTGCGCCCGCGCACTCTCGGTGCTGTCCAGCCAGTCTCCGGCGAGGCCACCGAGGCCGTAGAGGTCAAGCACTTCGCGAACGGCGTCGCTGTCGTATCCCGGCAGGCCGATTAAGTCATTGAGGTCCGCGCGGGTCAGCCGGCGGCGTTCCAGCACCTCAGCGTCCTCGATCGCACTTACTCCAGGAGTAAACCAGATATCGAAAGGCGAGACGCGTTCCCAGAACATCTTGGCGGTATTGGCCATCGCTGGCTGACCATTGATCCAGCGCAGCTGCGGCACGATGCGCACCACCGGTCCCTTGATGCAGGCGAAGGGGAACAGCGGCAAATCGACCAGGAATTCGGCTAGGCTGCGGTAGAAGTTGCCCTCGACCAGAATGTCGTCGAGCTTATCCTGCGCCACCTGGGCCGCCGCAGCGGCCCGCTTCTTGGTCGCCAGGCGCGCTGCGGTCAGTAGAGACTGAACGCGGTCGCGGATCTGCTCAGGCGCGGGCGGTTGGCCGGCAGCGGTCGCCGTCTGCACCTCGGATTGAACGAGCTGCATGGCCTGTTGGGTGATATCGTCCGGCGTCGTTGGGTCCGGCGTAGGCGAAATTCCCCAGGGGCGCTCGGCGCCGAGATAGACGTCGCGCAACAGCGCCGTGGCGCCGCGGCACTTCACCGCGGTCAGGCGCGCATAGACCTCAGACCCCTTGAACTGCTGGATCTGCAGCAACTTGGTCGGATCGTACTGACCATTGAACGCGCGCAGTGCCGCCAGCAGCCGATCATTCCAGCCATTGGCTGAGTCGCGATGGCTGGAAAACTGCTGAAACTTGGAACGGATATAGCCCGCGAGGCCAGACAGCGCCTCCTCGGGCGCAGCCACGGCGAGCGCCTGCTGGCTGTCGGCCAGAGCCTGTTCTGGGACGGCGCGCACCAGCGGGTTCGATCCGATTGCATCCAACATGCCGAGAGCATAGAGTTTGTCAACTCGATAAGCAACAGTGTCAACTCGAAGACCTACATCGGCGGCGAAGCATGAGCGATCTGGTTGTTAGCAAGACTCCCGACGTAATGCTAGCACTGGCGAATGAAATCGCCATGGGCATCCTGCCGCTGCGGCAAATCCTCGAAAATAACAGCGTCGAGCCAGCCGCATGGGCCGCCATCGAGCGCAACAAACGCTTCCAGGAAATACTACAAAGTAAAATCGTCGAGTGGAACGGAGCACTTAATACACCTGAACGGATTAAACTGAAATCAGCGACGATACTTGAACAGAACCTACCGGGGTTCCACAAACTACTCCAGGACGAAGCGGCATCCGCCGGCGCCAAGATCGAAGTGGCGAAATTCCTCGCTCGCATTACCGGACTCGGCAATGAGGCCAGGGAAAATGTGCTGGCCGGCGCAAACACTGGAGGCGGCTTTACCCTGCGCATCTTCGTCGGCGAGAAGCCCCTGGTGATCGACGGCAAGGCCGAACCCGCGCCGAGCGACCGCGCCATCGAGGTGGACTAACTCTATGGATTACATCCCCACCCGGACGTTGAGTCGCTTCCACGCCTCCAGCGCCTTCGGGCGCTACGTCGTCGGGCCGGTCGGATCGGGGAAGTCAACCGGCGCCATCATGGAGCTGATGCTGACCGCCGCCCAACAACTCCCCGCCAGCGACAGCCGCCGGTACACCCGCATGGCGATCGTGCGAAATACCCTCCAGCAGCTCCGCACTACGGTGCTGCCCGACGTGTTGCAGCTGTTGCGCGGCGCCGCTGAGTACCACGTCACCTCCAACACCATCCGCATCCGCACCCGCGAGGTGCATTCCGACTGGCTGTTGATGCCGCTAGACACCCAGGATGACCAGCGCCGCCTGCTATCGACGCAGTTGACGATGGTCTGGGTGAACGAATTCCGCGAGGTGCCGCAACCGCTGATCGCTTCCATCGCCGGGCGTGTCGGCCGCTACCCGTCGAAGGCAGTACTGCCCACCGGCCCAACGCGCTACGGCATCATCGCCGACTCCAACCCCTACGCCGACGGCAGCGAGTGGCACACATTCCTGGAACTGGAACCCCGCGCCGACCACGTCCTGTTCCGCCAGCCGTCGGGACTGTCCCCCGAGGCCGAGAACGTCGAAAATCTGGTCCCCGGCTATTACCAGCGACTCGCTGCCGACCACAGTGCCGACTGGGTCAAGGTCCATGTCCACGGTCTCAACGGCGACGACCAGGCCGGACTCGCGGTGTTCCGCAGTTCCTTCGATTACACGCGGCACGTCACCATGGAGCCGATCGCGGTCAACCCGCACCGCCCCCTGGTAATCGGGCTGGACCTCGGCCGTACCCCGACCGCGCTGATATGCCAAACCGACGCCCGAGGCCGGATGCTTGTGATCGAGGAAGTCGCCGCCGTCGACATGGGGCTGCCGCAGTTCCTACGCGAAAAGCTGCGTCCAGTGCTCACCGGCGAACCCTACGCTGGACTGCGCGCCATCATCATCGTCGACCCGGCCGCATGCCACAAGTCGCAGCTTTCCGAGCAGAACGCCTACGATGTGCTGCGTGAAGAAGGATTTCTTGCCGCCCCGGCAGTGACCAACGACATCGGGCCGCGCCTGCGCGCAGTTGAGAAGCTGCTGCTGGAAAGCCGCGGCGCTGTCTCCGCATTGCTGATCGACGGGACGAGATGCCCAATGCTCGTCACTGCGATGCGCATGAACTACCGCTACCGGCGGCGCCAGAACGGCGCAGTCGACGACACGCCCGACAAGACACATCCCTGGAGCGACCTGGCAGACGCATTGCAATACGCCTGCCTGGGGGCGACTAGCTCCGTGATCGGCCGTATCCTGGCGCGCGGGCAACATCCCAGCGCCCGCCAGATGGCGCCCCCCGTGGGCTC